GCGAAGGAGGGGTCACAGCTTCACGTGACGGAGCTTCCACCCGGGGTGTGGATTCAGGATTTCAAAGAGCACCTGGATGCTCTGCTGGAAAAGGGCACCATTCAGAAGTTTGAGAATCATTCCACGGAGACCACACCTGATTTCCGGATCTGGGGGGCGGCTTTCGAAATCGAAGACGCCCCCAAAGAGCTCGGGATGACCAAAACAATCCACACCTCGAACATGCACCTGATTGGCCCGAATGGAGCGGTCAAGAAGTATACCAGCCCTGAGGAGATTCTTGTGGACTATCTTGAGGTGCGGGTGGGTATGTACAAGAAACGCAAGGCGTGGCAGCTCAAGCAGATTGAGGCTGAGGTGAATTGGCTATCGGAAAAGTCGCGATTCATCCGAGACGTGGCGGTGACACCGAAGCTACACGTGTTCAACACGCCACTTGCGCAAATTCACGACCAGCTCCGCAGGGAAAAGTACGCCGAGGCTCTGTGGCCAAAGCTTCTAGACATCAAGACATATCAGTACACGAAGGAGGAGGTGGCGAAACTCGAGGCTCTCTGTGCCGCCAAGCGTCAAGAACACGCCCACCTGAAGGCAACGAGTGTGGTACAGTTGTGGAAAAATAACCTGAGTGAAATTTAGATATGGCCGAACAGGCCTTTGACAATGTGATCGACTTGGAGCGCAAGGCACAGGCGCCGGTGCTGGACTTTTTCAAAAACAAGGTTCCTCAGGCTTTTGAAAATGTGCTTAATTTTGAACGCAAAATTCAAAAAGACGTTGTGAATTTCTTTAAAAAGGAGGTCAATCAGGTCAAGGAACTCATCGATCCTCCTCCACCCGCACCACCCCCCGACGCTGCACCAGGTGTGAATATCGTTTTGAACCCAATTGAAATTAATGGGTTCTATTTGTTGACAGGAAATAACTACGTGACATTTTATGTCACCTCTAATAATTCAACAAGGACCACCCTGAGTAATACCTGGACCGCCACAGGTATTACTGGCCTTACAGGACAACTTAAAGTAACTCTTCCGATCGATAAAAATTTAACCATGGAGCCTAGGGTTGTCAAAATTTCCTCCACCACGTCAGGGTCTTACATATGGTCATTTAACGTTCAATCGGATACGGAACAGATAGTAGCTCCATATCAGAATGTCACTGGTGCAACTCTTTATCCACCTGGTCAGATTGAATACACGTCTATGAAACGTAAAGGAATAATTACTGGATATTATGACGTTGTTCAGAACGTCACAAAATACATATTCGATGCCGAACCTCTAGCTGGTTTTGGAATCGGATGGACGGTGGAGGATTTGAAGGGGTTCACTGGTGCGTATCGTGTCGTTTCATATACAGACCAGACTTATACTAAATGGGTTAATGGTGAACCCTTGCCACCTACCCGTGAGATGTTCGCCATACTCGCCCCTATTGACGGTAGTATACCAGAAAATACATCCGAATCTGTTTACACATCTGGTACCGCCAAGGAACCAGGATTCTTAAGCACCTTCGTACCAGCTAATTTTACGAATTTCGACAAAAGCATGGCCACAGGACTCCAGAAATTTCAGATTGAAATTGATCAAAGTGTAAGAGGTGGCTCTTCAACGGTCCCTCTTAGGGATCTCAATACTGGATTTAAATATGAAAATCAGGAAAGAGGCCCTCTGAGTGACGTGACGGGGAGAGGCTTCAGTTCAGGGTCCGTGATGGCTCTTCACGCTATAGGCCCACAGGAGGAGATCCTTCTCCTCGATGATTTCAGCAAATCCCAGTGGAATCCAGATTTCAAGAGACACACCAACTCAGTCATGTACCAGCGTATCATTCCTTTCCCTCCACCCAATCCTTCATACCAGAACCAAACTATTCAGCTCGAGCTCTTACCTACTGAGCTCGGACATCTCTTGTCGAATATGTATCTGAAGGTGACGATGCCTGCCCTCCCCACGGGTAGCCAATACACACCCCAAATTGGGAGAGCCATCATAAAGCAAGTGGATCTCCTTGTGAACGAGACAGTTATTGAGACACTCTACGATGACTGGTACATCATTCGTGATCAGTTGTTTCTAGATGCGGATGAGCAAATAGGCATGTTTCAGGCTGTTGGCGGCTCTAACATCAACTCACAGGTTCAGACAGATTACATCATCCCTCTTGAGTTCTTTTTCTGTCGCCGCAAGACCCACAACGACCAAGACGACGAGCGCCTACGCCGTCCTTACTTTCCCCTTTGTGCCATGTGGAACCAGCGTCTGTACGTCCGTTTTACATTCCAACCAAACACGTGGTGGTGCAATGTGGCCGCTCCTCACACCACTGATATGATCCTCCCCAAACTTGTGACTGAAGAAATTTTACTCGAAAATGCAGAAAAGCTTTACTACACCAACACACCCCTCAAGTACATCGTGAATCGCGTCAAGAAAGAGTCGACCCTTACATTTTCAGCCGGAAATCCACAACTCCAGCTCACAGCCTCCTTCCCCGTTCAGACCCTCGCATGGTTCTTTAGGAACAAAAATTACGAAGACGTTACTTCAGGTCTTTATTCAGATTCACGCTACAACTATGGCTACACGACGCAGTATATACAGACTGGAATTCAACTGAACTTCCCATCGGGTGTGTCCAATTACGTCGATGTGATTGACACTGCTAAAATTACACTTAATAACGTTGATATTCTGAGCACGTTCCAGGGGTCGTTGTACTACACGTTTAAACAACCTATAGAACACGGACTTTCTATTCCTTCAAAAAGTATTTATAGTTATTCTTTCGGGCTCACACCCAAAGAGTACAATCAGGGTGGGTACCTTAATTTTTCAAAGCTCAATTCACAGACCACGACTCTGACGCTCGTGTTCAACCCGAGCTATGCAACGCAGATTTCTCAGGGGTACAATTTATATATGTTTTACTATGGCTATACTCTTCTGGAGTTCCAGGGCGGCTTTGCTCGTCTTCCCTATGTTTAATAGGGACCCTCTCGAGATATTCGATGATGGCGTTCTGGACGCACCACCGAAGGAAGTTCAACTGGGCACAGGTCGTCGTGAACCCCTGGAACTCAACGCGCTCTGTACGGCAAAAAGGGTCGAACAGTTTCTTGCTGTATCCGTCCAGACTTGACTTATAGGCCACGTGGACCGTGAACATCTTCCCAGTGGGAGTGGTATACGTCACATGGTTGTTCTTTGCGTAGTTGGTCACGAACCACTCAAGTTTGCGAAGGGAAATTCCCTTGCGGTGTCCCAGAATATCGTGAAGCTTTTCGCGATTCTCTGGTACATCAAAGAATTTGGAGAGACTGGTCAGAAGCAAATCTGACTTACTCATTAACATTTATGGCTGTGGATTCTCTAACTAAATTTCCCATGGAGCCTTGACCCTCTCCATGAGCTTCGGAGGAGGTGGAGGAACTTGGGATTGATGAAACCCACAATAACCGTTATCTTTAGGCTGCTTGAGACAGCGTTTCTTGCTCTTAAGAACACCCTTGCAAAATGTACATTCAATACCCGCAGTATCCTTGATGAGCTGTTCAATCGGTAGCTCGTAAATTTTGGATATGATTTTGAGCGCGTCGGACATCCGAACTCCGACGCGACGAGAAACCTCCTCTTCAATGAGCTGAAGGATCTGTTGCTCCATTTTAACTTACTAATTTTGGGAGCGAATTGTTTATGCCACCTTCTTGGAGAACATGGACAGGAACGCCTTGCGCGCTTCAACCTCTGTTGTGCTCTCCGTCTTGGCCATGAATTTACGATCAAAAATCAGGTCGGCACTTACGAGAGGTTCGAGGAGATCCTGTACCGGCTTTTTGAACTGGTTCGTGAAATAGTACTGAAAATCAAGCGGTACATTCTTCTCACTGACCCATGCCGGATCCTCGGCCTTTTCATACATCTTCCCGTCCCCCTTGACAATCACAAACGACACGCGATCACCTTGTTGAGGCTCGGAGCCTGGCGCTCGTGCCCTGATCTTGTCACGGACCGTCACATGAGGCATCGGAACCTTGTACTCGGAAGCCAATTGCTTACTCATCAGCAGCTTTTCAATCGGCACATTTCCCTGTATTAGGGTTTTGGCCGCCTCCCGTGCCGCCGTGATGACAGGGTTCGGGTCACTCGACTCGAGCACCATCTCTAGAAGCTTCTTGAGGGTCTCGCGGACGAAAGGACAGCTGTCGCGTCGGACCACCTGCAAACCCTTGACGTCAATCTTCTTGAAGGCGATCTCACCCACCTTGTTTTTCTCGTACATCTTGGCTGCGTAACGCTTCTTAGAGTACAAAAAGTACGGGCAATAGACCTTCTCGAGTTCCAGGTCGTTAGGAGCCTTGAACAGTTTCGTGCACTGCTCGGCCGCCATTTCACCCTGTTCCCATGAGTAGTCGATCGCCTCTTGGCCTTTGCGCCCTTGCACGTCAAACTCGACCATCACAGAATCCGTGTCACCGTACCGGACCTTTGCACCCGGAAAGTGCTCCTCGACGTAATTCTTCGTCTCCTCGATCATTTGACGGCCTCGCATCGTGACGGTACTCGCGATGGCGACGCACGGGAGCATCCCCTTCGAGGCGCCAGTAAACCCGTATATGCTGTTCATACTAATTTTGTAAGCCAATTGCTGACCGTTGTAAACCGCCTCCATCGGCGTCCCTTCCGCTGCAGCCATGAGTCTCTTGGCCTTTTTGCGATACGCCTTGAGATCTGTCAAGATGACTGGGAGAAGGGAATCCACACCTTGAGCAAACCTGTGAGGCCCGAACTGCTCGTACTTGACGCCCGGTAAGTTGTCGTACCGCGCATTCATCACGAGCGTCGAGTAACACAGGTTCTCTGCACACATGATGCTCGGGTACAGACTTGCGAAATCCAGGGCTGTGATTGGCGTATAGTACGCTCCAGTCTGGGCCTCGAGGACTGTCGCGCCCTGGTACTGCTCATCTGTTGGCCCAGTCGGTCTGCGGAACGTCGGAATGATGAAATTGAGCTCCCGGGCTTTCTTAGCCATCTGTGAGAACACCTTGATTTGCTGACCACGCTCACTCAGAAAAGCCAAGGGTACCCAACACGCCTTGGCCATCTCCACGACGTTCTGGATCTGACAGAGTTTGTGCAACAAACTGTGTGGCAGCTCCGTATCCTTGATGCAGTACTCGGCGACCTCCCCGAGCTCTACAGGGTCTCCATCCTTGTACCGCCTAAAAATCTCCTTGACCGGCATGTCATTCTTCTGATCCTTTAGAAAGTGCTTCGAGACGTTGTTGAGGCTGTAACTCTCCAGCTTGTGCTCACGTTTCACATCCTGAAATAGGTCAAAAACGTACCGGCCTTTCATAGGCACCATCTTGAGCTCATTGTTTCCGAGAGCGCTCGAACTCAGATTCTTCTCCACGAGCTCCGCGATGTCACCACGGATGCGGCCCCACACGGGGCTCAGACGGCAGTGAATCGTCGCTCGAATAATCAGAAACTCGAGATCGAACCCGAAGATGTTCCATCCAGTGATAATGTCAGGATCAATTTTGATCAGGTACTTTTGGAAGGCGACCAAAAGCTCCTTTTCAGTCGCGAAACACTCAACGTCAGGTCCGGAAGTCTGCTTGAGGCACAGACATTTTCGGTCCAGAAACCCCTCTTTCCCAAACTCCTTGGTCGT